CGTTGCTAGGGTCAAAATAACCGGTGTTATCTTGCAAGATGACTGTCGCCGTTCCAGCCTCGAACTTGTCAAGGATGCGGTTTCGACCGCGCCGAACGCTAACTTGCAAAACGATCGAGCTGACATCAACTGAGTCATCGGCATCTGCCAGTTGTCCAGTACCTAACGTTCCTTTGGTTGTATCATCCAAAGTAAAGGCGGTTGAGACAAAGGCAGCGCCATTTGTAAAGTCAATTACGCAGCCAAGTTGCGGGACTCCTGCGACTGCCATTTAGACCGAAAATCCAGAGTAAACAATCGACTTGCCAGAGATTTGATTCTGCAAAATTCCTTGCGTGACTGAAGGCAAGACGGCAGTTGCGATTGTGTGGCCATCAACATTGAGATTGACAGTTGTCGTTCCGGCGGTGCTAGGCGCGTTTGACGATGCTGTTGAAGCATTGTTAGCGGCAAATTGCGATGTGCCGTAGGAGGCTGTTGAACCAAAATCCATTGCCTTGAGTTTGTTGAGAACGCCAGTTGTAACTGAAGGCGCGGCTGAAGTCGGGATTAGCGCATTGGTTCCATTAGACAACGCTCCGCTTAGGTCGGGAACTGATCCGCTTCCATAAGTGAAGTTTCCATTTGCGCCAGGGCTTGAAGGATAGATGCCAAGCGGGTTGCCAGCGCCACTTGAAGTTGCAGCACTTGTGCCGCCAGCGCCGACAATCTTCATCTTGGCAATGACTTGATCAAGTAAGTCAAGCATTCCCTTGAAGCCAAGGCGAGCAGCCTCGGTTGGATCCATAAGAGCAGGAATATCAAATATCTTGCCGATATATTGGACAACTGCTTCTTTGCTAATTCCCCATTTAGTCGCAAGCATTTCAACTTCGGCTGCGGAAATGTTGTTGTCTGCGATAACGCCAAGAATGTCAGAGTAGCGTTGCGCCTCAACATTGTTCTTCATCATCGCTTCATAGTTAGCAATCAACTTATCAAGGCCAGTTTGCGCCTCGATGTTTTGTTGCTTGAGTAAATTCAAACGAGCGGCTTCAAGTTCAATTGGATCGGTTGAAGTTGTAGGAGTTACTTTCAAAGCCTTCAATGCGTTCAAAACCTTGATCTGCTCGGCAGTCAATTTGCCGGTTGCTGTTGCAGTCAAAGCAGTTTGTCCCGCAATATCCTTCAAACTCTTGACCACGATTGGCGATAAAACCTTGAGTTTGACAGCGTTCATGTGGAACTTGTCTAACTTATCGGCAGCGGTAAGCATTCCCTTAGAGGCAGCGCCAAGGCCATCAGCCGCGCTCTTGCCCCAGTCTTTTAGCTCTTTGCTGCCGGTAATGTAACCAATTCCGCGCACAACTTGAGCAATGACTGAAAGCATATTTGCAAAACGAGCGCCAGTGCGAAGAACTACAACTCCGACTTTGGCCAAGACATTGACGATCAAAGCCCAAGCATCAGCCAATGGCTGGATGTATTTTGGATTTTGACGAATGAAATTTAGGAAATTGACCATGACTGGAATCAATTTGCGGTCAAGGAAATTCACAACCGCGCTAAATGCTGGCAATAATAATTGACCAAGACTGTTTGAGAATTCCTCAAACTTTGCTTTCATAGCTTCAATAGGGTGAGTCTGAGCATAAGCCTCAGCTTGACCTTCAAGGGATTTAGTAAGTTGATCGGTAATGATCTTGAACTTCTCGGCTGCCGTTCCAGTCTTTGGCATAACAACGCCAAGTGCAGCAAGGGATTTTGGAACCTTGCCAGCAGCGGCCTTGCCAAGTGCGACCATTGCCTCACTAAGCCCCATGCCAGATACTCGAGCAATATCGGCTGCAAGACTGAGGTTATCCATCGCCATTTGTGCGCTATGGAAGCTGGTAGCGCCACGAGCAAGAGCATCGGCGGTTTCAGATGACATAAAGGCAAGATCAGTCATGTGTTCGACAAGAGTCTGAACCTTTGGACTGTTTGAGTTTATGACTGAGCCAGTATTGGCAAAGGCGATATTCATCTTAGAGAACGCGCCATTGACGGCTTCGGCAACCTTTATGGTTTCAAAACCAAATTTGATGATTTCAACAACGGCAAATGCCTTGGCAACTTTCTTGCCAAGTTCCTCAAATTGTTTACTTAGGCCATGACTGTCTTTGTGAAGTTTTTGAAAATCTCTAGCAGCAGCCTTGGTTCCTTTGTCGGAGTATTCGGAAACAATTCGAGCAATTACCGCGCCTTTTGTCATTTGTTTCCTCTCCTACTTGTTAGATTCAAGAGCAATTTGCAAAGTGTTTTCAGCTTCTATCAATGCTCTTGCGAAATCTTTTTCAATTTTGTTGCGATTGCGATCAACTGCTCGCCAAACTACGCGAGAAGCAGGCGCATTTCGATCAGATAAAATTTTCTTGAAAGCAGTTCCAGAAGCAGTTCTACCGCCTCCAGGCTTGCGACCGGCTAATTCAAAGATTGCGCCGGCGGGAGTCTTATTGATCAAAGCGCCGGCACTTGTTGTGTAATCTTTTTTCCTAACCTTGCCTTGAGCGCGGGATGCGACAACTCCTGCCCGCATTAGTCCAGGTTCCCAAGCAGGGAAACCGCGACCGCCACGAACGCTCATTCGAGGTTTATTTGAAACTGTCTTTGACCAGCCGCTAAGTGGCGGCTCATCTGGAATATATGACTTGGCCTCAGTCTTAGCCAAAGCCAGTGCCTTGTTGATTGTCTTGGTAAATTTTGTTACAGCATCTTTGTCAAACTTTTTCAAATCTTTCAAAGTCTGTTCTACCCCGACAAGAACAATTCTATTTGGCACAACTACTCCCGACTTTTGTTTTTCTCTCTAAGGTAAGCCGTTATCGCTTCAATGACTCCGTTTGGAGCATCGAGCAACTCCCCTGGCGAGATGCCGAGCTCCACCGCAAGAACCGCAACTGTGTAAGTTAGGCTGTCGCGGTGGATTCTGAATTTGGGTCTGTGATGATTTCACAGGATTCAACACTGTCAAGGAAGTCAAGACCAAATGGCTTCAAAACATGACCATTTGATTTGAGCGCTGCCCAGCCGAGGTAATAGATGTATTCCAACTTCTGTTCATCGCCAAGTAACTTAGCGAACCCCTTGCCAAACTTCTGCTCAAACTCAACGATAATTCTTGGTCGCAGAACATAAGTATGTTCGGTTCCATCGGCGAGCTTGATTCTGATTGATAATCCATCCATTATTTTTCCCCTTTGTTAGTTGTTAGGAAGTTGCTTTTGTAATTGCGCCAGATACAGGCCAAGTAACGCTGGCAGTTGCCAACGCTCCAATTTGACCCTTGAGTGGTTGCCATTCTGAGACGACTGCTGAAACTGTGTATTGCGGATTTGTTGATGTTGTAGTTCCGGCAACTGGCTTGATGACGATTGTTGCCGCAGTTCCAAGCAATGGATAGATAGTTGCTTCAACTGATGAAGAACCATAATCCTGCATGAAATCAAGTGAGATTGAGTTATCAGCTAAGCCAGCAACACGCTTCTTGGCGGTATCGCCAAATGCTGTTGTCTCGACAATGTCATATTTTGTGTCAATTGTGACATTGTTGATGTGATCAGAGAGATCGATGCCGCCAATAGTGATTGACGGGTTATTCAGTACGAGTTTTGCCATGTTATGCGGTCGCCTTTGTGATTGCTCCGGTTATTGGCCAAGTGACCGATGCGGTCGCTAGTGAGCCAATTTGTCCCTTGAGTGGTTGCCACTCTGAGACAAGTGCGGTAAATGTGTAAGTTGGGTTTGTAGTTGATACTGCTGTTGATGCTGGCTGAATTACAACTGTTGTAGTTGAGCCAATCAAAGGATAGATGGTCGCTTCGACATTTGCGGCAGCATAATCTTGCATGAAATCAAGGGTAACTGTGTTATCGGCAAGACCAGCAACACGAGTTTTGGCAGCAGTTGAGGAAAATCCTGTGGTCTCAACAATGTCGTACTTTGTGTCAATTGTTATGTTGTTGATGTGATCTGAGAGAATGACCGAGTTGATGGTCACTTTCGCATCGGTTAGGACAATTTTAGCCATTTAGTTTGCTCCTTCTGGTGCTGATGCCGGTGCTTGTGCTTTTGCCGGTACTGGATTTGATTTGTCTGATATATGACCGCCAGCAACAAGAGCAGGAATATCCGCGCCCATTGCTAACAATTCTTCTGCTGTTATGGAATCGCCTTCCGCTTTCGCGCAATCAAGGCGATCTGATGTGATTGTATATGCCATTTTTCTCCTTATGATTGAGCTTGGTAGGCGATTGAAAAGTCAATTACTACGGCAGAACCAAAAGCAGTTTGACGATAATTGACCGAGTGCGTTCCTAAAATTGCATAGAAACAAGTTCCCCCGAAAGTTGAATCACTACGAATGACAGTATCTACTGCCGATAACGCCGCAAAAGCGGTCGTGCGTAGTGCAGAGAAGCCGACTGAGCCTGATTGCGCCCAGAGTGAGCAGTTGATGACTCCGTCTTCTTGATGAACATCTGTGAAGTCAAGTGGCGTGTTATTGACTGAGCCAATCTGCATCTCACTTTCGCCAAATGATCCGTCATGGCCAATAGCAATCGCGCTGCCAGGATAAGACTCATCAACTTCTGCGCCATCGAATATGCGAATTCCGCTCAAAGATGAAGCTGCGCCAAGGGCTGCGATGACATTGGTTATCATCGTTGGGAAAACTGTTGAGACAGTCATTAGGCAAGACCAGGAAGACTAGCAGGGTCAAGAAGTTCCATAACTCTGCGCGGCAAAGAATAAGTCGGAGTTGAATACAACTCATCGCCGCCAAGATTGCGACCGAGAACGCTCATTGAGCCTCTCTGTGTCTGCCATAGATGGCGAATAGTTTCCAAAGTTCCTTGACGAACCGCTGCTGGAGGATTGACGAATCCGGCAACATAAGTGACTTTGATGTTGTTCATTCCTGGCGCCCAGTAGCCATAAGAGTTGCTTGAATACAAAGTATCTGAGCCGACCCGATAGATGCGCTGACCGGTCGGATCAACTGAATAATCCGAGGCAGAAAGCAGGGCGTTGTTCTCATAGATTGAAGTCACTGAAACAACTTTTGGATTTTGAATGCGAAGGAATTCTCCGCTCATTCCACGAGCTGTGCCGTCATAAAGTTCATCGGTATAGGTTCGCTTGCCGATAATGATTCCAAGGTATCCCTCGATCAAGTCGGTTGCCGCATCCATAAATTGACGAAGTTCTTCATCACTTGTTGTGTCCGTACTAAGAATGTTCAAGTGAGTCTTGACTTCACTCAAGGAGACAATGCCAATATCGGCATAATCCCTAACAACAAAGTCATCGGTAAAGGCTGCCGCATTAGTTCCAGTTGCAACCCAACGAACTGAATATCGGCCAACGATGGTTGGAGAATAGTCGCAGTTGTAAAGCCCAGTTGATGGGTTAGTTACTGAGCCTGTTGAAGTTGTGCCATCTGGCAAAGTAATTGTGCAAGAAACCGCCGAAGCGTTTGCATTTACGCCTGTTGAATCAGTAATAGTTATTCCGAGCGGAACAATATCTCCTAAGTCATAACTCATCGGCTTCTCCTTGTGATAGTTGAACCAGTTCTAGGTCGCAATGCGATTCCTGTCCCAGCTCTTGGT